CCACCGTTAGATCTCACGGGCAGTGAGCAGCGCACCCGTTCCGGGCGTGTATCCAAGCCCCCTGTTCGCTACGAGCCTGTTGAGCAAGTAGAGGACGATTACGCCAGTGAAGACTACGACACCGAGGAGGAGAACACCGAGGAGGAGAACAGCGTCGTTGATTCAGAGGACATTTCAGATGAAGAAGATGCAGATGAAGATGGTAATTTGGATGGTTTCGTAGTACCAGATAAAAGCGAGAGTGACGAAGAAGATAATGGACCCCCCGTCGTTCCTGTCAAAAAGCGACCAACCACCGGCAAACGAGTGGCCGGCCGAGCCCGAGCGTGAGTCTCGTCCTCAGATTTCCGACCAGCCGCGTTCAAACGCCCCCGCCATCAATATCGATGAGCTCAAAAATAACCCAGTGGTTATCGGGATCCTCATCGGTATTGTCATTGGCGTTATTCTGATGAATATGCGCCCGGTAATTATTAATCCTACAAAGTAATATATGAATCAGGAAAAGCAACTGGCTCTTATACGAAAAACCAATAGCAACATTCAAGCGCGCATGCAACGTGCATGGCGCATGCATCGGTTTGCCACAACTCCAGCCGAGCGCCAGAGGGTGGCGACTCGTGTGATCAATCCACTCGGTGCATTGATCCAGAGACTTTATTTACAAGAACTCAGACTAATGAATCGTCTTCTGCGGAGAAATGGAATTAGACAAGGCGCCCCAGTTACTATATATAGAAGAAATGAAGGTAATATAGGTGCATCAAACTGGATCGTCGCCAAGGCCAAGGCACAGGTGCGTTATAATAGTCAGGGTGTCCTTCGCAATCAGCTCAGAACCAAACTGAGAAATGATGGTTTGAGCTCTGAACTCATCAGTAAGATATTAAAGAATGCATATCCAAACAAAAATGCATTTAAATTAAACAATCATGTACGCAACTAGGTTGCCAGACTTTGAGTTGGTGCCTGTAAAGGTGCCGATGGGCCCAGTGCGCTCTTTAGTTAGATCCTCTTGAAGGACACCAATCCACGGGTTTTCTCTCACCTGTGTCTTGGGTTCCATATCGCGAAAAATCTCATATTGGTTATCGGGCGCGCCCACTCCTGGTACGACCTCACGAGGAGCGCCGAGCGCTGCATCATAGGCCGGAACAGATTTGGAAATTGGTGCAGGTGGGCACAGCTTCGGAATGCGAACGTAGGCTAGCCAAAGAAGCAGACCTATAATCGCCAATCCGATTAGAACACCTAGCATTTACTATTTGTATTTATTTTTCTACGCCTCGGTCTCTGGCTCCTCGGTCACTGAAGCAAGGGCACCCTCGGCCTCAATGCGCCGGCGCTCAATCTCAGCAGCCACCTTGGCGTCAGCAATCGCAACCAGCTCCTCGATTGGCTTGTCTGGAAACTCCTTCTTCAGGTCATCCAGCAAATCGGCTGGGTGGGGAATGGGAGGAACGTCTGGCCTGGTGTAGAACTTGGAGTTCTCGTCCGATGGATTAATGTAGGGGAACTCACCATTAGTTGGCTTGGCTACCGAGTCGCGCTTGCGCTTCTCGAACATCGAAGCCGCCTGAGCCTGGTTCTCCTTGTACTTGGTCATAATCTCCTCGAGCTTTTCATTGGCGTAATGAACGTTGTCAATCTCATCACGGTTTGGAGGGATCAGAAGCCACTTGTACATATCAACCACGTAAATGTCGAACGTTGCATCCTCCTTCTGAAGGCGCTTGGCGTGGTTAGCCGCCTCGTCGCGGGTGGAAAAGCATCCACGAATCTTCATACCCAGAAGCTCATTCTTCTGGGGCTGATCTGGACCCACGAAACTCACGCACGCGAAAACCTGGCCAGGTACGGTGACGTAATCGCTCTCAAGAGAACCCATTATAATACAATGTAGCAAAACCTTTAAGTAAAATTTAGGTCTTGTGACCGACCTAAGGATGACATACTCAAAACATGTATGGATCAAATACGTCATCTTCACAACTTGATGAAGAAGAACCTGATCAAAAAATGGGTCAAACCAGGAAATTTAGTTCTGGATTGTGGGTGCGGACGCGGCGGCGACTGGTGGAAGTGGAAGGACGTTCAGGCTACCGTGGTGGCGATCGACCCGGACGCGGATGCCCTCGCCGAGGCTAGACAGCGCCTCAAGACGGTGGGGGCCCCCATCACCATCATAGGCCCAGGCACTATAGAAGATGCAGTGGCAGAAGGACCCTTCGACGTAATCTGCTACAACTTTTCTATTCACTATATTTTTTCGTCTCCAATTTTATTTCAAAATTCAATCAAGGCTCTGAGCAAGGCTGTCCGGAAGGGCGGGTTGGTCATCGGTATAACCCCTGATGGATCCAGAATGAATTTTGATTCTAAATTTATAGATCCATTAGGAAACACTCTTGAGAAGATAAATCCTAATATCCTCAGTGTCAGACTAGTAGATGGTCCTTTCTATGCAGATGGCCCAAAAGAGGAACCAATTTTGGATCGAAAAATATTCGTAAAAGCGATGAGTGACGCGGGCTTCATCACCCTCAAGTGGGAACCCATGCTCAAGGAACCCAATGGCCACGTGTCAGATATATACACGACATTCGTGTTCCGTAAAAAATACTAGATACTCTTAGATGAGTGGGCTATTGCTCCTCGGTTTATTATTCTTCCCAATGGTTGAAATAATCAAGTCGGTTAAAGACCCAGAGATGCTCACTGAGATCAAGAGGAGGTACGACATCATACGCACGAGCCTCCCAGCAGACGCACGGTGGGAGAGAATCTGCACCAAATACGCCATCGTCACAGGCATGGATACTAGTTCAGGTGTGGTTGGGAGTAACGTGAATAAGGGATACGAGATATATATCTGCTTGGATGGAGAAGATATAGACTCGGCTATGTATGTGTTTTTGCACGAGCTGGCTCACATGACTGTATCTGAATACGATCACACTACCAAGTTCTGGGACAATTTCAAGGACCTTCGAATTGTATGTCAAAATATAGGCGTGTATTCACCTGTAGGGGCTAAGCAGTACTGTGGAAAGGAGGTTAAGGACTAGAGGTAACTGCAACGCCGGCGCGTCGTCTTGCTTCCGCTGGTACCGAGCCGCATCCACATCCCGTCGCGCTTGTCGCGAACCCAGCGGCCACACCCTTTTGTACTAGGCTTATTCATGATAGAACGGTAAATCAAGTCGTGCATCCCATTCTTAGCCTTTTTGGCAGAACGAGTATTTGATTTGTTTGGGTTCTTCGACTTGCGTCTCATAGCCATATGTCTCGCCATGAACACCTTTAGGTTTCTGCGACGCTGAACTACAGCTCGGTTAAACTCTCTCAAGAAAGAAGAATGCGTCTTGGCGAGCTGCTTAAGAGTCATACTTAATTTAGTTCTATATTAAATTAAGATCTCTCATCAAGGAATTTCTTTACAAAATAGAACAGGATTGCAGCCACGAGGGCGGTCACAACCATCCCCGTGACTGACATCTCGCCGTTCTCACCGAGGAACTTGGGAACCATAGTGGAGAGCTTGTCCTGGACTGGCTTGGAATACGCTGCAACAGAAGCGAGGCCAGCCAGAGCGGCCTGAAACTGCTCGTCAGTCAGACCGAATGGGTTCTTCGAGCCCTTGTCGCCACCGCCGCTTGAGCGCTGAGTGGGCTTGTTACCGCTCTTCATCATCATTGGGGGACCCATCACCTCGTCTTGCATCATCTGACCTGGACCAGCCATAACATCTTCAATTGCAGTGGAAAACTCTGCCATTTGAGATTCGTCAATTTTATTTTCTGGGTTTAAATCCGCTGGATCGCTCAAGAGTCCTGTCGGGGGGCCCTTCTTATTTTCATCCGGAATTGGTTGCGAAAAATCTAAACCTGCATTTGGGTCGTAACTCTGCATTCTAATTCTTTCAGAGGTTTTAGAATTGAAATGAGGACGCGTAGCGTCATATTCAATTCGCCAGGTCACCGCGACTTCTTCACCACAATGGTAGGAGCTCCCCGTGCTCTAGGAACGGCGGCTGTGGGGGCGATTGATCCGTGCCGTGGGTTATAGTTGCGCTGGTGGTATTGCCAGAATGCAGGGGCCCCCACCTTGAAGTTCTTGCGTATAGGCGCCTTGTACCAGAACACCATGTCCTGGATGCGATTGGTCTTGCACGTGGTGTCAAGAACAAGGCATTCGTAATTCTCCGTGCATGCGTCCATCACCTGGCAAAAGGAGTCGAAGCTCGGGAACATACCGAAGAAGCACTTGTAGAGGTTCTCGCGGTTCTGCTTCACGTTATCACGAAGGACAAACACGTAGTCAGTATTAGAACGAATCATAGGCGTCATGTCCATGACATACTGGGTCGTCATCATGAAGAAGATGTTCCAGTGGCGGCCATTCATAAACAGACTGCGCATAACCGTGTCGCGCATAAAGGCCCTGTCATACATGCAGTCGTCCATCAGGATGAAGACCGGTGGAAGCTTCTCCTTACCCACCCTGGCGGCGATCTTCTTCTGACGGTCCATGATCTTCTCAATGGCCTCCTTGTTGTAGTCGCTATACACAAACAGGTCAGGGATAAACTGCTTGTAATGACCGTTACCATCCTCCGTGCCGGACATGGCTATACCAGCCGGTACGTGCTTCTTGTGCCACAGGATATCCGTCACCAGAGTGGATTTGCCTGTGCCACGCTTCCCTATAAACACACATACCCGGTCATCCCGCATCTGACTTGGGTTGAATTTTTTGAGATTAAAACTCATCTACTTTACCCTTTCAAATTTGAAACTAAAATTCGGCGCAGGTATGGCTTAGAAATAAGATCTGATATTCTATTAGATATGTCCGCTGGTGACATCCAGCTGGCAGCACTAGGGCAGCAGGACGCCCTTATAACAGGCAAGCCCAGTGTAACCTACTTTTCCGGCATGTATTCGCGCAACACCCCATTCGTTCTTCAAGCGTACGACATCCCTTTTAATGGGTCCAAGATCCTTTTCGACTCTATTCAGACGTGCAAGATCCCTTTCAAAGGGGATATAGTGAGGGGTCTAACACTAAAAACTGACATGCCATATTTAAAGAATCCTGGTTCAGAGTGGAACTGGCCTGCTCCCGCATCCGAATCAGGATTCTACGCTCGAATTGTTATAGATGGCGTCTTTATCCGCGCCCCCACCGTGGGACTAGCCTACTACTCCACCAATATTCAGTCCCAGCAACAGTGGATGCAAGTCGCCGCCCCGTCTCCATACTCAGGCCCTCCACTTGCTTCTAAGATTTCCTACAATGCAAATCTCAACAAGTGGAGTTTCACAACAACTTCGAATATCACAGTAGAACCCAGTATGGCGCCGTTTTGGGGTCTTGATCCCAAGAACTTTTCAAACATCTACACCGATGGTAACATCAATTACATTTCATCTCTCACTCTTCAGGGCAATCTGTCCCAATTCACCCTAGAGCAAGGCGGGTGGGCGCGAGGTTCGGGTCTCCCAACTGCTGAAAAGAGAGCAGGTCTGTATTTCTCCGTAACATCTAATATAACACCCGCGATAACACCAACTTCCACCGAGTTCCAGCTTTACACCAAGGCGGGTGATTTATCCTCTAAATACACCTTTTTTAATATAGCAAAACAGTCTTTCATCGCCACAGTCGCGGGTTCTTCCTTTTCATTCCCTGTACCTGGCGGTCTTATTCAGTTTATTCAGAGTGGTGCATACGTTCTCAGAGGCGGTCTATTATCCGACGGTTCAGTTTATTCTATAGGAATAGGCGTGACTACGACGGATGCCCACCCAGGTTCTTCTAATTTCATTGTAGAGCACGTATTCTCAACCTCGTCAAACCCCACACCCTCCTTTTCAATCCCCTTTAATATTGTCGTACCAATCGGCCAGATTATTTACGCCTATATAGATATTCGGGTCACCACTCAAGGGGGCTTGCCGAACGCACGAATTCTTTCAGGATCTCAACTGAGCATAGGCCCCCTCGATCAGTTCTTCATTATGTCTCCCGCTTCTTCACCAACCGGAACTCAGCTCAGTCTCGCGAGCTTCAACTCGTACCCCCCGCAGATTAGCACTTCAAAAATTGTTACCGTCCAGACGAGCAACTCGTTCTCATTCAACAAAGTGGGTACTTTCCTCGTAACCGCCGTTCTCTCTCTACAGACGTCTGTGCTCGTCTCAGTCAAGCTGAGCAAGGGCACCCGCGGGGCGGGAACTCTTCTCTACAATTACACGGCATTCTACGGAACGCCGGCACAGCCCTCTTTCGACTTTACACTTCCGGTTTCCGTCGTCTCTACAGGAGACTTGTATTACATAGACATTACTATGCAGACATTCTCAAGCGGCGTCATAGCATCTGATTTAATTTTGGGTTCAAATGTGTCTTACTTGGTGATTGTTCAGAATACATCAGCAAATCCAACCGCATCTTACCCAGAGAACGGTATCCAGTTCAATTCAGGTGGAACCTCATTTTTTGCCACTGGTGGTAATTTACCACTGAACACAGGGTTTTTAGCCCCAGTTGGGTCTTCATCAAACTTTAACTTGATTGGTGGTAATCTCAGCGTCACCATAGGTGGCTTGTACCTTATGCAGGCCGTCTTATCCACGGATCAGGTTCTTACATCAATTCGCTTCGGAAATAACATTTACCCTATTGGAGTTGGTCTCTTGCCGCCCTATTCCATAGGCGTTCCTTACTACATAGCATTTGCCTCGGTGGCCACTCCAAATATAGTGAGCATAGGCTACACCACTGAATCTGGTGGGAGTACCGTGACGGTACTTCCAGACACATTCCTATCAATCGGCCCCCTCGCCAGTAACATCATTGACGTTTTCAACTACGTGGATTCAGTAGGAACCCACCTCATAAAGCAGGCCGACCTGCGCATAGGTGGCCAGCTCATTCAGAGCCTCACAGGAGAGGCCATAGAACTTTACAATGACCTGTACGTGCCATACGAGCAGCAACCCGGTCTCACCCTCCTCACAGGGAAACTCGACTACTCCAATGTGTATGACCCAGGTCGAACTTACTATACGAATTTACCCTTTTATTTCTATGGAAATAACGAATTGTCCATACCTGTAGCCGCACTGGATCGCCAGGACCTCGAGGTCGTCATCACATTCAGACCATTCAAGGAACTCACTTATATTTCAAATATAGCCAACGTCAGTGCAACTATTAACTCTACTATCCTAGTCGAGTACGGTTACCTATCAGAAAGCGAAGTCAATTGGATGCGTAAAAACAGGTTGGAGTACCTGATAACTCAGACCCAAGTCACTACATTCACAGTGCCGGTTGGATTCACTACAGGTCGGTTCAATCTGCCTTTCCTCAATCCAGTAAGAGAGATTTATATTGTGATCCAAAATTCGAACGCCCCAGTATATGACTATGGTGATAATGGTCTTCAGAACATATCACTGTCCTTTAACGGTCAGGACTTTCTGAGTCGCCAGGTCATCGACAGTAGTTATCTCCAGTACGTCGAGGCTTTCAAACACTTTGAATTTGCACCAAAAAGGAAGTTCTATATTTACTCCTTCGCGAATGACCCCATGAATCCACGTCCCACCGGTACCATCAACATGAGTCGCATCAAGGACAAGGTGCTCGAGATTACGACTAGCCCCTACAGTAATACCAGAAACATCAGGGTATATGCCATCAGCTACAATATGCTCAGGATAGAGAATGGTCTTGCGGGTCTCCTCTTCAATTTTATTTGAGAATTAGTAATAGAATGGCAGGAAGAGCTACACTCGCCTACCTGGGAGCCGACGATGTCATGCTCATCGGTAACCCCGAGATTACCTACTTTCTTGAACGTTATACGGCATGCATACCATTTTCCAAGCGTCTCGAGGTTATCAGTTTCGATTCACAGGTGAGATTCGGTCAGGAATCTTCAATTGAAATTACTAAAAGAGGAGACCTAGTGACTGCTCTGTACCTTAGATTTAACCCACCTGCAATTCCGGCAGTATGCGACGGTGCTATGAATTACATGATTGAATATGCGGAGATTTACTGTGGTTCTCAGCTCGTGGAACGGCTCTATGGCGAATACATTGATATGATGAATGACATTAGGGTACCAGCCGGAAAGCAGCCTGCTCTAGAAAATTTAACTGCAAAGGTCTATCCTCTGACCGCCACTGGTCTAAACCTGACTTATAACGTACCCTTGCCTTTCTCGTGCATGGAAAAGGGACTAAATGTTAATGATGGATTAATAACGTTCAGAATTTTCCTCAAAAATTCAAGCGAGTTTTCCATACCAGCATTCGTATATACAGGTGCGATAGAAATGTCGTTGCTCGTGGAGTACGTCTATTTTGTAGAGCCACTCAAGAGAGACACTCAGATATTTCAGCAGGTTCAGCGCGTCGAGTTTTTAGCCCCTCAGGGAGTCAATGAAGTCAAATGCAAGCTTGGTCTCATGAATCCGATAAAGGAGATATTCTTGGTCATCCAGAATGCAGAAGCATTTGGGTTTGATTTTAGTACAGATGGTTATTATAATACCACAAAAGATACATGGACTAATGGCACTACAGAACAGCTCATCAATTTAGTTTTTAAATTTAATGGTGTGGAAAGAATACCCAAGGAGATTGGAATCCCCCTTTTCCTCAGGGTGGTCCAGGCTATGGAGTTCCACACAAGAACTCCAGATAGAAAATTCTATATGTACTCTTTCAGTCTAGACCCAGATGGACCAAAACCATGTGGTCACATAAATCTCTCACGAATTTTCAATCAAAATTTAGAACTGAAAATGAATCCTAGTGTTCAGGGGAGATTCATCAGGGTTTATGCAGTGAATTATAACTTCATAAAGGATGGACGCGTTTTATTTCAAAATAACGAAGAGGCGGGAGTTTTAGTATGAGTGATCTCCAGGCCGCCGACGACATTTTACGCCCCGTGATGGAGGCTGCAATAGTACTAGCTTCTAGCTACGCAGTTGCTACAGGCCGCGACTCTATAACTGCGATGGACGTCAGGTATGGACTCATGTACGCCTGCCGCAATGTAACAGGTAACCAGATTGGTTCAATTTACCCAGAAATTTACGAAGACGAGGACGAGGAGGACGAGGAGGACGAGGAGGACGAGGAGGACGAGGAGGACGAGGAGGACGAGGAGGACGAGGCGCTTTTTGCAAAGTACCAGGGCGAAGAGGAGCTTTATGTCAAGATGAATGAGTGTGCAGACACGTGGGGTGCATGGGAACCCGCCAGTCCAATGGAAATTATTATGAAAAGGGCAGTTGATAAAATTAGTTTATAAATTGTAGGATGGAGGGATACACCCCTTCCAAGAATTTTACAGTATTCATTGAAGAGGAACCCCAAGAAGAGGAGGAATTCCTGCCACCCAAGGTCAAGTACGCAGTTATACTCCAGGAGGAAGAGTTCGAGGACGAGGACCCTGGCGAGAATTTTTTTCCAAGCAAATAGTAAAATGGCAGGCGTGATCGGATCCGTTGCACTCCAGCTCGAGACTCAGTCCCTAAACTCTATCGTCGCGGGTTTCTCCTTTGCCGCCGCAGTGGCATGGATGGACGCCGTGCGCTACATGATCTCCCAGGTGGTCCAGGTCAGCAAGAACGGCGGCCAGTACTACATCCTGAGCGCTCTCTTCACCACCCTGCTGAGCATCCTGGTGTACATGGTGCTCAAGACACTGGTGACCAACGTCAAGATCAACGAGCCCGGCGCCCCATCGTACGCCGTCACCCGCTAAGCGACTTGGCGCACAGCGACTTGGGGCATAAGAACAGCAGCCACAGGGCGTGTCGCCTTGTAAATAAGGTAACCCCCGGCTAAAAGAACTATAAAAATTATCAGGGTCCAACGGCCCACAAGAGGACGCTTCACGTCGGACTCTTTTGGCTTTTTAACCGTAATCATGTCATCCAGGATGCGCCGAAGTTCTACCATCGTCACAGGCGGGGGAGGCGGGGGCTTCTCCTTCTCGGCTATGTGAAACCTCAGAATGAATGAGTTGTTGTCCATTCCCTGAAAATTCACAGGGTGACCAGTCTCGTCAGTCCAGGAGATCGTGAGCCGGGAAATGGTGTCTATCGGGTGGGGAAACTTTGCAGACAGACGAAAGTCGGTGCCTTCGCTGAATGACTTGACGGTACCTGAATTCACATTAAGAGGAATCATAGCGAATGAATTTCGGGCGTTACTTCCAGTGAAGGTTCCAGATCCATCCGTCTTCATGGCTAGGGCGGCGGCCGTACCAGGTGTTCTGAGTTCCTGAATATCAAGGAACAGAAATTCATTCGTGGAAAAGTCTGCTATGGAGGATGACTTGAGGTAGTACCCACCTGGTAGAACCTGTGATAGAGCAGAGTCTGTTGATACAGCCACTGAAGTTTTCACTCCTGTAGAAAAACCAATTAATTTTGAACTAAAATTAGAAACTGAAAAAGTAAAGGGTGTTGGAGACCAGAAGAAGAACTTTCCTTCCGTGGTTATCCAAGACACATTGGCCCCTGCTGGCATTCTGGGGACAACCTCTGTGAGGATACTGCCCGCCGAGTAGAAGCCTGGGGTTAGATTCATGACTATGTTGTTAAAGGTCAGGGCGGCTGTGCCGTTGGTCAGGTTCCAGAGGGTGTTTGGCACCTTGACTGACACGAGATCCACCCGACTGACGTTCTTGATGGGGTTGGTCAGGTGGAGGGTATAGGAAGCACCGGAGGGGTAAGCGTTGGAATCCCGATTTTTAGAATCTGCATAAAGGATAATAGTATCCATCTATTATGGACATAGAACAATTTTTTAACGAAAGAAGATACTCTGAAATATCTGACGAATTTCCATGTAAAATTAAGTATCCAAAATTTTATGAAGCTCACAAGACGGAAATTACTTTAGTTCCAGGTGAAATGATTTTCATACCAGCAGGCTGGTTCCATCTAGTGATTTCAGATGTGTTCGAGGATGGAGTAAATTTTGCCATGAATAACTGGTATAACGTGATGGAGGAAGGGCGTGCAACGGAGGGTGAAAGTTCGGACCTAAAGCCTTTTAAATCAACTCATGATCTCAATTTTGATCCTGATAAAGTTATGAGAGATGACGGTGAAATTAGGGTAATGATAAGTCCAAATGGAAAATTTGGTTCGACCTCTGTAGAACCTTCAAAGTTTGAAGAGGGACTCGATGTTAGAACTTGGAAATGGAATGAATTTTGGTCACAAAAGAGAAAGGATTCCTATCTGGTTCAGCATGAAAACATGGATCTCAAGGAATACGAGCCTGGTAGAGATCATTGGGTGTCATCGACTATGTGGGTCTGTTTCGCCAAGCTCTCTACTTATCTACACTACGATCGTCAAGACAATTTTTTAATGCAAATTAGAGGAACTAAAAAGATACTACTGTTTCCTCCAGAGGATCACCAACTCCTTTATACATTCAATCCGTACCCACTTAGCATTATTGAAAAACTAATTGTTTGTTGGGGTAATTGGAACTATGTTAATATATACAGCGACTGTCATATTAAAGATCAAACTGATACTTTTACTAACATATTGGGTGAATTGGATAACATACCAATTTGTCATAAAGACTTGACTGATGAATATACGTCTTATATTGAACGTTACAAAGAAAAGGTGATCTCCTTGCAAGGTTGGTTCCCCGAGTGGAGTCCCAATTGCGAACCTGAATTTGTAATTACTAAATCACAGTTTATAGGTAATTTCAAGTTTTATAACCCTCATATACACTGGATTGTTTTCTTAGAAGATTCGTGTATAAGAGTTAGTAGGTCCGAATATATTATATCAAAGGGTAGTATTGTTTGTTTTCCTAATATATATATATATAGTTGGAGCATCAAGCCGGATACACCAGTCATCGTAGCGGTGGGCCGTGAATCCACAGAACAAGAGAGTGTCTAATTCCTTTTGTAATTGGTGTAACCTTGTGTCTTTTATAAGATGGAAAAACGGTGCATGATCCCATGGACCTTGCAGCCTTTTCGTTGTCGGCAAAAATCAAATCACATCCTTCGTATGTTGATGGATCTGTAAGTTGAACAGACACGCTAAGCTTTCTTCTACTATGTTCCCCAGTTCCATGGTCATCATGCCAGTCATAGTGACCATTTTCATCAGCCGTGTATTCCGTGTATTGAATATCCTCTATAATCTCGGTTATATCCATTTTGAAAAATTCTTTATTAGCATCTCTTACTGCATCAAATAATCTTTCATATATCCATCTGTTTCTCACTGTTTTATTAATCCAACACACTTTAGTTGATCTCGTCATCTTATTTGTCTCACTTATAATTGTTCCTATACCGGCATTTTCACACGCTACAAAATCTCCAACTATTCTCTCACATTCCGATACTGAAAATAAATTCTCTTTAAGAGCAAACTTATCAATGGCCGTACTCAAGGGTGTGAATCTGAAGAAGCAATAATTTGATTTCATATATTGCCCAACATCCCATGTGTGATCTCTGTTTGGTCCATCTGCATCCACATAGTGCAAGAATGCCTGAATATATTCGTCGCCTTCGAACATTTTTCGGTGGTGTTCTATGTCGCACCCTTGGTACAAACAAGCATCCCCTTTCTGCAGCATCAACCCCTCTTCGCCCATGTATATAGGCCATGGATGGGACTGGCTGATATTCATCGTCAAAGAATATTCGCAAGATTCCCTATCCTTGTGCCGAAGCAGTTCGGAATTTTTCCTATAAATTCGACAATATGAATATGTAGGACAAATTCTCTTGCCGGTCTCGGCCTCCACTCGACTGTTTAACATACCTAGTAAAATATTTATAGCAGGAATACCATAGAAACCAGATGAATTTAATACGTTATTATCTCTATCACATTCGGAGTAATTTCTAACAATTTCAGCTAGTTTATCACAGTCTCCGTGTGGTAGCACGTTTTTAAGCACCCTGTACATTAATTATTGTAAATAATAAATCCTACGCCTTAAGTAGTAATGTCGACCGTACCCTGGAATAATCAGGGGACCAGCAATGTGCAGATGTCTGTAATAGGAGGCGCATTTCAGGGATTGGGATATTCTTTGAGTCAATACTGGAACGGGAGGGGCAATTTTTACAACCCGGATAACGGTGGCGCCCGGTATGATCAGGGGCAGAGAGCTATGTCCTCTTGGAGAAATAAGTCATGGACGTATATTTACGGTCAGGGTACTTATGTTGGCGCTCCCAATGGCTATACAAGTGTTTATGTTAATCAAGGGCAGGGGGGGTGTTATCAGTCAATATATTGGCAGGTTGGATACATAAATAGAGTCTTTATAAGAAACTACACTTACA